CTCCATTGATGGCCTCCTGCTTGCCGTCAGCGTTATAGGCGGCAAGACCATAACCGCCTGCCTGCGCTTTCCTCTCGGCGGCTTCGACCGCATGGCGCTTGGAGTCCATCACGATGTCTCCGATGGGTACGCCGGTCACTTCGCTGATGCGTTCCAGGTCACTCAGGTTGAGCGGGCGCGTGAAGTTCTGCCGTTTGTACCAGTAGTCCTCGCCGAAGCCGCAGGCCTTGGTGAATTCCTTGATGGTCATGCCGCTTTGCTTTTGGAGTCTGACGCACTCTCGCATGACCTGTTTTGCGAATGTGGTCACTTCGTTTGCTTTCATACCCATGCCTCCAGTATAGCCAATTACGTAGTCATTGTGTGCAAATTGTAAAGAACTATGCAAATTCATAGTATAAATCTACGAATTTGCATAGATTAAAAACGTCGAAAGGAAAAATGAGATGTTGAGCACCAAGAAGACCAAGACCCCCGACCACTACCCGTGCGGCCACATGCGCGGCCCCGGCTGGCACGACTGGAGAGCCTGCCTCACCAAGCAGGGAGTCGAGGAGGATGAATGGCCGGTCTGACGGAAACAGCCACCAGAAACCTCAAAGCGGAACTCGCAAGACACGACAAGACACCGAAAGACCTAGCAAAAGCATGGGGCCTCGAAATCAGAGCCGTAAACAACAGGCTCAAAGGCCACACGCCACTCTCGACGGACGAAATCGAAAAAGCGGCATCCATGCTCGACATGGAACCTGAAAACCTCGTCATGCTCCTCATCCAGCCGATCGACAGCATCAAACAATTCAAAGCCTAAAGGAACGCCGAACATGAGCCAGCAACAACTGTTGAACCCGCCAAAACCGCCGACGCTCCACGAACCCGGATGCCTGCTGCTCGCATCAAGCGGCTTCTACATTCGCCTTCACGAGGACGGCAGCGCCAGTCTCGTGGACGGCATCCAAGACATCACCCTCGCGGACTTCACCTCGGCGGAAATCGAAGACATCGCCTACAACCTCTCCAACAAGATCGGAGCGACAAGATGAGCTGGATGGACGACGGCGGATTCGAGATGCAGTCCTTCACCGCCCAGGACGGCAGGCCGATGGCCCGAATGATCTTCAGCAGATCGACCGGCCAAGACTGCTTCACCCTAAGCAAAACAGAAGTGCAACGCGTCCGCCGCGAATGCGGGCGAATCCTCAAGGAAATGGAGGAAACCAAATGACCAACCACGACAGCAAGCCCGAAGTCAGGAAGCCTAACTACACGCTACGCCGTGTCAAGACGCTGCTCGCCGTCATCGCCTGCACCGCGTCGGCGACACTGCTTTTCACGTGGCGGACGGCGGACTCGCAGACCGCGACCGTCCTTGTGAGCGTCATCTACATTCTGACCGGCCTGTGGCTGACCGTGCGGTTCGCCCCACGCGAATAAAGACTTCCCACCAGCCGACAGTCCAACAAAACAAACCAAATCTGGGATGTTTTCGCGGACATCCACGTTCACCATGTCGGCTGGCGGGGAACACATATAACTGAATATCGATTATTATCCACGCGCCGACCACATCTCGGTTACATACACTGTCGGCGCACTGGTTGGGCGACGGTTCGCACGTCCATGGATTCCAATCCTCTTCTCTCTCTATCAAGAAACGCAGGCATTCCGGTGCTTGCAGACCCTTTCAAGTCCGCCTGACGGCCAGTCACCGTCGGCCACGCCACCGACCGCGAACACGTTCAGGTCTGTGTTCCAACGGTCAAAGGGGCGTTCGGAATCCACGGACGGCACTGGTTCGACTCCGATGCCAGCCACTCAGCCCCATCCACTCGTCAGGACGGGGCACACAACGTCAAACAAGCAAAGGAAAAGCCTATGAGCAATGAAATCCAGCGATTCGAGTTCAAGGACGCATCATTACGTGCCCTGACCGACGAGGCGGGTGAGCCTTGGTTCGTCGCCAAGGACGCGTGTGACATCCTCGGCATTGACACAAATCATCTCCGTGAAGCTCTTGATGATGACGAAATCACAAACCTCCGCAATTCGGAGGTTTGGAATCAGCCAGGTCGTGCGCCTCTCATCATCTCTGAGCCAGGCCTGTACAAGCTCATCATGCGATCGCGGAAGCCGGAAGCCAAGGAGTTTCAGCGTTGGGTGACGCATGAGGTGCTGCCGCAGATTCGCAAGACTGGCGGCTACATTCCAGCTGGCGATGCCGATAGCGACGAGGACATCATGGCCCGTGCCGTGCTCGTCGCACAGAAGACCATCGAACGCAAGAACCAGCAGATTCAAGCCAAGGACGAGCATATCAAGGCGTTGGAGCCGAAAGCACGGTTCGCGGACGCCGTGGCCGCGTCGGACGGTACGTGCCTGATCGGAGAACTGGCGAAGATGCTGCGCCAGAACGGTTTGGACATCGGCCAGAATCGACTGTTCGAGATCCTCCGGCAGGACGGCTATCTCGGCAAGACCGGTTCGAACCGCAACGTGCCGACCCAGAAGGCCATGGACTTGGGACTATTCCGAATCAAGGAAACCGCCATCACCCACTCGGACGGCCACGTGACCATCAACCGCACCGCTAAGGTCACCGGCAAAGGCCAAACATACTTCATCAACCGCTACTGCCCACCCGCCGACGATGAGTGATCTGCTCACGCCAGCCGAACTGGCCGCCTTGCTCGGCATGAGCGTACGCACCCTCGCCAACTGGCGGAGCACAGGCAAGGGCCCGCCGTACTTGAAAATCGGCGTGGAACCGCCCGAAGGACATCAGGACAGGCGCAAAGTCAGATACCAACGCGCCGTGGCCGAACGGTGGGCTTCGGCGCACGAATACCGAAGGACGGTGGCGAGATGAAAAAACGGCATGCTCGCTCCGGCTCACGGTTTACAAGCAGTCCGACCGTCACGAGCGACGGGAAAGCACGCGTCGACACCGGCAAACCGACCCTCACGCAGCAGGGCATCGACGTGGACGCTTTCATCCGCAAAAACCACGCGCTCATCGAAAGACTCAGGAAAGGAACACGTTGAAACACGAATACACAGCCGACGAGCTCGCCGAACTGAAAAGCATTTACGACGAATCGGGCGAAGCCGGTTTCGAACTCGACGAAATGCGGGCGTTGCGAAAGGCCGGACTCCTCACGCAGGGCCTGCCGGCGGAACCCTCGAAACGCGACCTCATCCTCGCGCACTGCAAGAGCCGCATCGACCAAGGCCAAACGTTCGACGGCAAGGAAACCGCCGAAGCGCTCGGCATGAGCCCAAAAACCGTCGGCAACATTCTCGGCCAACTCCGCAAGGAAGGACTCCTGCCGGCCTTCAACCAGCATTCACCCCGCAAGACACGGAAAAACTCCACAACCGGAAAGAAGAAAGAAACCATGACCACCACATCGAAAATCACAGCGGACAACGTCAACGAATCGAAAATCGCAGCAACCGACATCATCACAGCGAAACTCCCCACTGCGGAGATGGCACCGGAAAAAGAGCGCGAGAACACACGCGCCGCCATCACGGACGCGCTGGTCTACATCTACGACGCCATCAGCGCTCTGCAGAAAACCGCGTTCCAGACCAACGACAAAGTCGTCTACGGATTCGCCACGAAACTCCTCAACGGCGAACTCATGGACTTGAAAGCCAACTACAGCAAGGACGTGGCGAAATGAGACTCAATTTCAACAGCAAGGATGGCGTTTTCGCAATCAAAGCCGAAAGCGAAGAGGAAAAAACCGCGCTCAAAACGTCGGCACCTGCCATCTGCGATCTCATCATCGATTTTTTTAACGGTGAAGTCCAGGAAATGAAGGTGGCGAAGGAATGAAACGCATCCCACTCAAGGACACGGAACGCTACACGTTGGGACGGTTCCGACAGTGCAAGAAAACGGAACGTCATCTCGCGTGGCTAAAGAGCCGTAAGGCCGGCGTGGGCGGTTCCGACATGAGCACGATCCTCGGCCTGAATTCCTTCAAGACACCGTATGAGCTGTGGCTTGAGAAGACCGGCCGCGTGGAACCGGAGGACATCTCCGACAAGTGGGCAATCGTCAAAGGCAATGCCCTGGAAAACGAGCTCAGGAAGCGTTTCCGCTCGAATCATCCGGAAATGCTGGTCACTGACGGTACCGACAAGCAATTCATCAGCCGCGAAAAGCCCTATCTGAGGGCTTCCCTTGACGGCATCCTGCAGAAAGAGAACGGCGATTTTGGAATCCTCGAAATCAAGACGGCGAGCAGCCGTCGAGCGGGGGACTGGCATGACGAGGACGGCAACCTCCGAATTCCACCTTACTATCTCGCTCAAGTCGAGTTCTACGCGCTCGTCACGGGATGGACGTGGGGCTACGTGTACGCGGCCATCGGAGACGACGAGCCGGTGGAGATACCTTTCCGGGCCGACGTGGAGGACATGGCCGCGATCGACAATGCCGCAGCCGACTTCTGGCATTTCGTCACCACCGGCACGCCACCGCAGTTGACCGGCGGCGACGTGCAGAAGGCGTTCCCGGAACCCACGCCGGACATCGTGGACGAAAGCGCCGATGACCACCTCTACTACCTGCTCGCACGATACGAGAGCGCCATCAGAATGCTGAATGACCTGAAGGCCACTCAGAAGGAATTGCAGGAGCAGATCATCCTGCGCATCGGCTCGCATACGGGCGTGCGCTGCGGCAACCTCCAAGCCACCTACAAGCCGACGACCCGCAAGGAATACACCGTCAAAGCCGCCACATACCGCAAATTCGCATTCAAAGCCACCGAAGAAACCGAAGAAAAGGAGCAATAATCATGGGAGCAATCGCACAGCAGGCGCAAGGCCGGCAGATGGTCGAAATGACGCCGAAAAAGAACCTCCAGATGCTGATGAAGAAGAGCTGGCCGCGCATCGCCAGCGTCGTCGGCAACAACATCAGCCCAGACCGCCTCTACCAGATGTGCGTGTCCGCGATCAACAAGACACCGAAACTTGCGGAATGCTCGCCGCAAAGCGTGCTCTCCTGCTTCATGACCTGTTCGGCGCTCGGATTGGAACCGTCCAACGTTGACGGATTGGGACGAGCCTACGTGCTTCCCTTCTACAACAAGAAATCCGGCGGAATGGAAGCCACGTTCATCATGGGCTACCGTGGCATGATCGACTTGGCGCGACGCAGCGGCCAGCTCGTGGACATCAGCGCCCGCGCGGTACACCAGGGAGACGAATTCTCATACTCGTACGGTCTGAACGAGGAGCTGCACCACGTGCCATGCGCCAACCCCGGCGAACTGACCCACGTGTACATGGTCGCGCATTTCAAGGACGGCGGACACTACTTCCTCGTCCTTAACCGTCAGGAGATCGAGCAGGCGAGGGCACGCAGCAAGAGCGGCAATTTCGGCCCGTGGAAGACCGATTACGAGGCCATGGCGAAGAAGACCGCCATCCGTCGTGCCGCCCCGTACCTGCCTTTGACCGTGCAGGCGCAGACCGCCGTCGCCGCCGATGATATCACGCCTGATTACGGCGACGTGTTCCAGCCGGTGCTCGATGACGATAGCGCCGACGAAGCCGATGACGTGACCGCCGAGGTCATGGAAGCGGATACGCCGGAGGATACAGAAGCCGACGTGAAGGAGGCTGAGTGATGGCAGGAGAAACCGTTATCACGATCGTCGGCAACCTGACCGCCGACCCGGAATTGCGCACGACGTCCGCTGGCGCGCAGGTCGCGTCGTTCACGATCGCCAGCACGCCGCGCTCCTGGAACCGTAATACGAACCAGTTCGAAGACGGTCAGGCTTTGTTCATGCGCTGCTCCGCGTGGCGCGACTTGGCCGAACATTGCGCCCGCTCACTCGCGAAGGGCATGCGTGTGATCGCGCAGGGCCGACTGCAGCAGCGTTCCTATCAGGCGAATGATGGTTCCAACCGCACGGTCGTCGAGTTGCAGGTTGATGAAATCGGCCCGTCCCTGCGTTATGCGACGGCGCAGGTGCAGAAGATGCAGTCAGGCGGATACCAGGGCGGCAACGCCAACGGTGGCGGCTATCAGCAGCCACAGCAGGCACAACAGCAGTCGCAGGTTCCGGCCGATGATCCGTGGGGCGCGCCAGCCGGAGAGCCTGACTTCTGATGCGCGAATGGATTGAACCGCCGGACGTGGAAACCACATGTCCGATACATGGGTGCGCGCTGTATCCGGCGCGCCCCATTCCATGCCCCGAATGCGAAATCGAAGCCGAAGAACAGGAGGCCGATCAATGAGCGGCAAGCAACGCAAGCGCAGTCGCAGGACCGCGAAGGGCAACGGCACGCGCATGGAAACCGCAGTCGAATCCTACTTGCAGTGGGCATTGGGGGACATGCGCATCCAACGATTGCGACTTCACGGAAACAAGGACATCGGTGACATCGGCAACGTGTACTGGCATGGCCAGCCCGTGTGCATCGAAGTGAAATGGACGCAGACCATGGACGCGCCGCAGCATATGCGCGAGGCCGTCAAGGAAGCGGGAAACATGGACTCGCCCTACCCGTGGGTCATCCAGAAGAAGGCAGGCGTGGGACTCACGTCCATGAACAAGCTCGGACAACAGCACGCCTACACCACCACCGAAGTGATGGACGCGATGCTCATGCTCTCACCATCGGCATTGCGCGCGCGAATCAAACCCGAACCATTGGGAAGGAAGAAAACCATGTGTCTAATCACATTGCAGGAGTTCGCAATGATGCTCAACAGTGGATTGCCGCTCGGCCCGGACACGGAGGAATGATGGCTACCAACGTCACCCAGAAAGACAAGACGCTCAACGAAATCATGGCATGGTGCGATCAGCTTTCGACGGAAATAAAGCGCACTGAGGACGCCACTACCGACCGCACATATGGAAAACTTCGCGGCCTGTATCTGGTCTATGAGCATTGCCGTTCCATGCTCGGCGACAGCGGCTCCATGCCTTCCGATGTGCCGAATCAAAGCGAGGAATGATGTCAAAAGATCGTGACGAAGCCCTGTACGAGTTCGCTCATTGGCTTAGCGAGAAGGGTCGTGAGGCTCGTGAGGAACTGGTGTACAAGCAGTACACGCCATGGATTGATGACGTGGCTCTTGGCCGTCTCGAAGCATACGACGAGGCATACAAGCATTGCAGGGAGATGCTAGGCAATGCCGACTCGATATTCTCCCCGAAATTCGACAAGAAGACCGACCAAAGCGAGGACGCGAAATGAGCGTGCTTTACCACGGTGGTGCGCCAGACCTGAAACCCGGCGATTATATCGAACCGGGGCACAGTCGAGACAATTACGACGATTGCCCCATCTGCCGTGCCAGACGCGAAAAAGGCGCGGACGCTATCGAGGGTACCGGCCACCCGGAACAGGTGTACTGCACCAGATACCGTGACTACGCCGCATTCTACGCGTCAATGTACGGCAAAGGCGACGTATACCAAGTGCGTCCGGTAGGCGACCTCATCGAATCCGATGAGGATTTCGAAGGCTGCTACCGTTGCGACCGGCTGGTGGTCGTAAGGGCCGTCGAAAGACACGTCATCCTCACACCGAAACGCCGCCGGAAGGTCATCCGGCTCATGCAGCGCATGTCGGACGGCCCCTGCATCAACCTACTGCCGCGCAACGCCACACCGGAAATGGTCGAACGCTACGCTGCACGCGAATACGCCGACATGAGATACATCATGCGCGAAGCCGAAAGGAGCATCGAATGACCCGCACCGAGACCACCGCCATGCTGTCCAAGCTGGTCGAGAAGAGATTGAAGAATCAGACCGCTTTTTGGGCGAGTGAGGTCAATTTCGACCGGAATACGCCTGAAGAGCGGCGAGTGGATTACGTGGGCTTCAAACCGTGGAATATCAACGGCGAGCCAGTGCCAGCAAGCGTGGAGAAAGGCTGCTTCGGATTCTATGAGGTCAAGTCATGCATGGCTGACTTCACGAGCGGCAACGGCCTGACGTTCTACGGCGATCAGAATTACCTGGTCTGCACGAAGGAACTGTGCGACGAGATCGTATGGCAGAAGATGGTGCCCGAGCGCGTGAACGCGATCCTTACCCCCGATTCGACCGGCTCGAAACTGATTCTCGGCCACGTGCAGTCATACAACGACATGTCATACCGGAGGCGTCCGGCAAGCGAAATCCTCTGGGCCATGGTCAAAGCGAACGGAAAGAGGACTAATTGAGCATCATGCTTGACGAGGCCAACGCTTACGAGCGTGGCATGGATGATGATTTGACTTTCCAGACGGTTCAGGAGCTTGCCGGTACAGCGTACATGGCCGGACGTTCCGCTCCACCAACTGATGCCGAGGTGGAGGCCGTGGCGAAAAAACTGATGTGGTGGGACATGGCACCAGCCTGGAAAGACGTCATGCCCAGTGAGGACTGCTTCTGGACTCTGGCCGAGCCGGAGATGCGAGCCAATTATCTCAGGGACGCTAGGGAAATGCTTGAAATCGCACGGAAGGCAGTAAGCGAATGAGCAAGACGATCCGATACGTGGAATGCGCCCACTGTGGAGAACGTGTTGGCGCCTACTACGTGACCTGCCCGTACTGCGGATACAAGCTGTCCGAATTCAGGCAGCGTTTTATCCCGCTGTACGGCATGACCGACGATGTCTTCTACAAGCGATTCGGGAGCATGTGATGGAAGATGTTGGAATTCTTCCTTGGCCCCCACCAAGCTTGGCGGAACTCGAAAAAGCTTTGGATTCGATGGACCACAACGGAATCACAAGAGGAGATTAGGCGATGGCCAGACGAGGCTACGTGCAGTTGGCGAACGGCTTCTACCTTAACCGTAAGGTGCGCCGTCTGCGCCGTACCATGCCCTCTGCCATCAGCGCATTCGTCGTCATGCTTTCCTACTGCGGTGACAATCTCACGGACGGTTACGTGGACGATGATACTGCGGAATTCGTGCTCGACATCACCGTGCAGGAGCTTGACGCATTGCAGCAGGTCGGATTGATCGAGAGCGTGGATGGCGGCTATGTCATCCACGATTATCTTGAGCACAACCGGAGCCGTCAGCAGGTCATGGCCAAACGCAAGCGTGAGCGTGAGCGGTATTCTGCCGAAAGTCTGCCGGCAGAAAGTGCGCAGACTGCCGGCAGAATCGAAACAGAATCGGGACAAACACCAGAACACCAGAACACCAGAACCCAAAAGAAAGAGAAAGAAGAATATTCTTCTTCTTTCTCCAAAGAAATTGGGGTAAGCGACTTCGAGCTAGTGAGGGAGAAGGCGCACGCCAACGCCGACATCATCCGAAACTATCCGAAACTCGACCTATCGGACGCATGGAACGCATTCAATTCACGGCATTACGGCGAAACACACACCGTCAACGACTGGACGCGCCTGTGGAAGGGCTGGTGCCAACGCCGCGCCAACATGAGCGGCATACCACCCTCGAAACGCCACGTACACACGTGGAAATGCTCTCACGTGCTCGAAGCGCTCGGACGCGACGAAGAAACAGCACAGGCAGACGAAAAGGCCTGCGAATTAGCCGACAAACTCAACAAGGAGAAATCATGAAACACGATAAACCGGAAACCATGTGCAGCTTGGAATGGTTGGAACACGAGCGCCGCAAGGCATGGCAGGAAGGCTACGCGGCCGGATGGAAAGACCAGGAATGCGACTTCCCGCCGCACACCACCGAAAACCCATACAAGGAGACCATCGAATGAAACACAACCCGTTTGAAATCGCGTTCGGCATCGTATTGACCGTCTGCCTGTGCGTCGCCCCGATCATCATATTCATCCTCGATTAAGGAGTCCAAAAATGAGTGACAACGTCAACCACCAGACAAGGAAGGAAACACTCGAAATGAGAAAACGAAAACCACTCGCGCCCGCCGGCATCGGCCTGACCGCCATCACCATGCTCCTGCTCACACCGGTATTCCTCCTCGCGCTCGCGGGATGCGGCAGTGCGTCCAAGACGTCTACCCCGGCCCACGCCATCGCCGCCACCGGCACTACATGCTCCAAAAGGTCCAGCGACGACATCAAGGAATGCATCGTCACACTGTCCGACACGAGGCAAGTGGACTGCGTCGTCTACTCGGGCTACCAGAGGGGCGGCCTGTCATGCGACTGGAGCCATGTGAGCGGCGCGGACAAGGAGCCGGCAAGATGAGCTACAACGTCGTCACCCAGGAAGGCGTCAGAACGTTCGAGAACATCGACGATGCCGGCGACTACGCGCAGGCCATGTCCTTGAGGACTGGCGAACCGGTCAAGGTGTTCCATGCCGATACCGGACTGGCCGCATTCACAGTCAAAACAAAGAAGGAAACGAAATGAAAGTCAAGAAAACCCTCATGGACATGATCGTCAAATGGCATCAGGCCGGCTATGCGCTCGACGAAATCGCGCCGTTCGTGCCGCAAGTGCCGAAAGCGGAAGTCGCCGCGATCATTCACCAGCACGACAAGGAGACCCGACTTTGACCGACTGCCAGCACTGCGGCAAGCCCATGAAACCGGCGTCCGCGAACGCGCTCTGCGCAAACTGCCGCGAAGACTACTTGACCATGATTTACCAGCTCGGACACATCCAGCTTCCGACCCTGCGAAGCATCATGCTCCGTCAGGCGCACATCGGGCCCACAGGCCACACGCCGAACAAGGGCAACGCGCCACTGCCGATCGACACCCACGCACAGGACCTCATCGCAGACAGTGAGGCATGGCTGGCCGAACAGGCGGGCAAAATACGTGCCGCATACGCCGCATACGATTGGCGGAAAGCGTGGTATGCCATCATCAGCAACCGGCACACCATTCTCAACATGAGCACCGCCGCCGACGACTACACCGCCCTGGAACACATCGCCAGACACAACGAACAAGCGTTGACGCCGGAAGACGAGCTCATAATCCTCGGCACCTGCCCAAAATGCGACAGCATGCTCACCGGCACGCCGGAAGCCGAGTCGGTCACATGCCAAGGCTGCCACAGGGAATGGGCCGCGCCAGCAATCAAAGCAGCCCGAGACGAAAGATTGTGGCAAGTGCAAATCACCGGCACACCCAGCGATGCGGCCAAGGAGCTGAAACGCTACGGCCTGACCGTATCACGCAACCTCATCAGCCAATGGCTCAAACGTGGCAAACTGTCGCACGCCACGCCGACGGAACCCAAGCGGCAGTACACGTTCAACCTCGGCGAACTAGCAGCCCTACTTGACTGTCACCGTTGAAATGCTATACTGTCGTATGTTTGTAAAATGAAATGGTCCAGCCAGAAAGTGGTTTGGACCATTCTTCATATTCAGCTTCGATAGCTCAACGGCAAGAGCGGGCGGAACAGCATAAATACCAACGGTCGGACCCCAACCAACCATGGCGCCATACTGCACACGCAACCATGATGACAACAACGCATTCCACCTCAAGCCGGTCCGACTCCGGCACGAAGCACCACACACACCACCAGAGGCTGGAGGATTTCACAGTGAGCCTTCGTCGATGCGCCTGGCACAATTGCCCGCAGCTCGTGCCACAAGGACAAAGGTTCTGCCACGCCCATGCCCACGCATACAACCAGCAGCGTGGCAGCTCAACAGCAAGAGGATACGACGCAGCACACCGCCACCTCCGCAGGGCATGGGAGGCACGACTGGCCACAGGCGACACACACACCTGCGCCAAATGCGGACAGCCAGTCACAGCCGCAGACCAATGGGACCTCGGCCACACAGACAACAGACAAAGCTGGACAGGACCAGAACATCGCAGCTGCAACAGGAAAGACGGACAGCACAAAGCAACCGCAAGCGCCGAACACTGGACACGACACTAAGCCAAGCCACAGCAGCAACCACAGCCGCAGCCAACAGGCAAGCGCGAACGCAAACACGACACGACACAAACGAATCAAACGCAAGCGGACGAACCAAACAAGCACACGCAACAAAAACAACAAAACACACGCCAAAACAGGAAAAAATACAATCAACCAACCCGCCAACACCCCTAGGGGGGTACCCCGAACGGCAAGGCCAAGACCGCCGGTGAGGGGACTCGCAAGTTCGCGGATAGTTCAAGATTTGACGGACTGGCCGAGTCTGTAATTTTTCCGGTTCGAGGATTGGAGGTCGCATGGCGACGCATGGCGGCGCACGCACACGCTCCGGTCCGATGCCGGATCCTTCCAGCGCACGGTCGGACGCGCGTGGTCTTGGCGCTGATATTCTTCCGCTTTCGGCTCGCGGCTACCGTTACCGTCCGAAGGCTTTTCCGCTGTCCGAGTGGACGATTTGGGACACTTGGAAGGATGATGACGGTTTCCATAAGGAGCGTGACGAGGAGGCTACGGAGGCGTGGAATCGGCGTGAGCGTGAATTGTGGCGTGACCTGTGGCGGTTGCCGCAGGCTATCGCATGGCATATGCCGCGTTATGGATACATGTTCACGACGATTGCCCTGTATGTCCGCCAGTTCGTATTGTGCGAGTCTTCGGAGGCGAAGGCCGCTGACCGTACCGCGCTTGCACGGTATGCCGACACCATCGGTTTGACTCCGCAAGGCCTTCGTTTGAATGGTTGGGCGATTGTCGATGACGAGCCGAAGCCGAAACGCTCGGCAGAATCTTCTGACAAGATCATTCCGTTCAAGAGCGCTAAGCAGCGGTGGCTTGAGAATCAGAAAGAGGATGCGGAATGAGCGAGCAGAAAGAGCTGGTCGTTCCGAAGTCCCTTGGTTTTCTTTTTGCTGACTGGATTGCCGCGCATTGTGTCGTCCCCAACGGTTTTGACCTTGGCAAGCCGTTTGAGCTTGTGGGCTGGCAGTTGGACAATGCGATTGATTTTTATCGAGTGAAGCCCGATGCCGTGTATGATCCGGCTCGGCCTCGTCAGGCTGCGGCGTTCAAATGGCGTCGTGGACAGATCGTTGGCGGTCAGAAGCTGGGCAAGTCGCCTTTCGGTGCGGCTGTTGCTGCTTTTGAGGGTGTTGGCCCATGCGTGTTCTGTGGATGGGCGCGTGGCGGCGAGACGTTCCGCTGCTCCGACTGGGGTTGCTCGTGCGGTTTCGAATACGTGTATTCTCCGGGTGAGCCGATGGGCATGCCGCGTCGTACCGCTTTGATTCAGCTGCTCGCCACTTCGGAAGAGCAGACGGCGAACGTCTACCGTCCTTTGCAGTCGATGGTGCGCAATGGCCACCTGTCCGATTTGATGAAGGTGCGTGAAGGCTTCATCCGCCTTCCGAACGGCGGACGCATCGACCCTGTGACGGCTTCCGCGCACTCGAAGCTGGGCAATCCGGTGAACTTCGTCCTCGGCGACGAATCCGGCATCTGGACTAGGCGCAGCGGCATGTTCGAGGTCGGCGACACGGTTATGCGTGGCGCAATGGCCATGGATGGCCGCATGTTGGAGCTCACCAACCCGTGGGATCCGATGGACGCCAGCTTTGGCCAGATGACCTACGAGAGCACGGCGCCAGACATCATGAAGTTCTTTCCGAAGCATGACCCCTCATTGGATTTCGCGGATCCGAAGGACAGGCGGAAGATTCTTGAATTCGTCTATTCCGGTTCGCCGTGGGTGCCGCTCGATCAGGTCGAAGCGACCGCGACCGAGCTTATGGCCCGTGACCCGGCGCAGGCTCGACGTTTCTACGGTTGTGAGATCGTGCAGGGTTTGGGTTCGTATATGCCTGAGCCGCTTTACGATGGCACGATGGTTGACCGTCAGCCACCCGAGCCGGGGGCTGAGATTTGTCTTGGCTTCGATGGCTCGCAATCCGGTGACTGGACGGCATTGCGTGCGGAGACCGTGGATGGCTGGCGTTGGACGCCGACGTACGGGCCGTCAAATCGTCCGGCGTATTGGAATCCGGTTGAGTGGGAGGGTCGCATACCGCGAAGCGAGGTCGACGCCTGCGTGTCAGAAATGTTCGACAGGTACAAGGTGCAGCGCTTCTACTGCGATCCGCATCCGTGGGAGTCGCAGGTGGACGAGTGGGCATGCCGCTTTGGCGAGGACATCGTGGTGCCTTGGCCGACCAATCGCATCGGGCGCATGTATGACGCGCTCACCCGCTTCATGGAGGACACCGCCGACCACAGCACGACGCATTCCAATGATCGCATGGCTCGGTTGCACATGATGGCGGCGCGTAAGGTCGCGAAGCCAGGCGACAAGTACGTGCTCGGCAAGCCGAGCGAGAATCAGAAGATCGATATAACCATGGCCGACATCCTCGCGCACGAGGCGGCGTCCGACATGAGGGCGCTCGGCTGGAGCGCAGGCGGCTCACCGGTCATGGTGTACGGCTGGTAAGGAGGCTCTTGTGGAGCTGATACAGGCATCGAGGCTTTCCGACGATGACGCGAAGCTCATCAGGAGCCTCACCTACCGGCTTGCACGACTGCGCAAGCCTCATAGGCAGTGGGATGATTATTATCGCGGACGGCAGGTCATCCAGAGCATCGGCATCGCCGTGCCGGCTGAACTCCGTTCGTTCGTTTTTCCGCTGAATTGGCCGCGCATCGTGGTCGATAGCGTCGTGCAGCGCCAGCAGGTCAAATCCTTCTCCGTGCCGAATGACGACAAGGTGTCAAACGAGCTGCGCGAGCTTTGGGAATACAACAACATGGAATCGCAGCAGGTGCTTTTGCACACGGAGACACGCGTGCAGGGCCACGGCTTCGTATGCATCGGTGCTAACCCGAAGGACAGACGGCATCCACTGATCACCGTCGAATCATCCAGGAACATGATCGCGCGCATCGACCCGCGCACGAGAACCGTCGAATCAGCGCTCCGCGTCTATTTCGACCCTTGGGAGAACGGGACGCCGGACTACGCGACGCTGTACACGCCCGAATACACGCTCTGGCTGGAGAAACAGCACGGCAAGTGGGTCATGACCGGCCGCGACGACCACCACCTCGGCGTCGTCCCTGTTGTGCAGTTCCTCAACCGTCCGCGCGCCGGCGACTTCCTTGGCGAGAGCGAGATGGCCGACGTGGTGCGGCCGACAGACATGGCCGCACGCGCCATCCTCGACCTGCAGATCGCCATGGAAACTCACGCGGTGCCAGGCAAATGGGCGATCGGCGTCACACACAACGACTTCATCGACGCGAAGACCGGACAGCCGGCATCGGCGATAAAGACCTATTTCAACTCGATGCTCACCTCCAAGAACGCGAACGCGAAATTCGGCCAGTTCACGGCATCCGACCTGTCGAACTTCAAGACGGTCATCGACCTGCTGAGCGAGCAGATGAGCGCCATCACCGGTCTTCCGATGCGTTATTTCGGAATGAACACCGCCAATCCAGCAGCCGAGGGAGCCATCCGCGCCGACGAGCTGAGACTGGTGAAGAACGTCGAGCTGAAGAACGCCGTTGACGGCGATGCGTGGTCGCAGGTCATGGCCGTGGCGCACAAGCTCGCCACCAGCGACGACATTAACGCGAACCTGGTGCGCTGCGACTGGGAGGATCCGAACACGCCTACCTACGCTCAGCGTGCTGATGCGATCACGAAGCTCATGGCGTCCGGCATCCTTTCCCGCGAGGGGGCATGGGACGAGCTTGGCTGGAGCGAGGCCCGCAAGGACAAGGAGCGCGAGTACTTCGCCAAGCAGATCAGCGAATCCTATGGCCAATTCATGAAGGACGTGGACTATGGCGGCGACGATGGCGGGGCAGACGCTTCCACGGGAAGCGACGGCGCAGAACCGTCTGCTGCGCAGCCGAAGCAACCGGCTGGCCGCGACGGTGCTCAGACTGTGGCATAAGCACGCGCAACCAGACTTCGACACCGCCTTCGCGGACATGATGCCTGAACTTTTCCGCGTATTGGACACGGCGCAATACCACACCGCCGCCGACGCGATCGCATCGACGCCGAAAATCATGGAACGCTTCGACGTGAACGCAGCACACCCGGAATACAAGCCGGACCCATGGAAGTGGGTCGGCGTGAACGGCAACGGCATGGATACCGTGGACACGATGTGGACGGCGATTACCATCGGCAAGCGGGCCGTATCCAACGGCGCTCCGGTGGACGTGGCCATGGACCGCATAGGCGTGACCTTGGTGCTCAGGACGCGCACCATGCTGGCGGACACTCACCGGTCGTCCACAAGCATGACCGCTCGCGGCATCTGCTACCAATCCACCTACGTGCGCGGCCTGACACCGCCGAGCTGCGGAAGATGCGTCATCCTCGCCGGACAGCCATGCGGCAAGACGCCTTTCGAAAGGCATCCGCACTGCGACTGCATCGCCGTCTACACCGGTCCGAAAGCACCGGCAAACGCATGCACCAGTCCGAACGAATACCTCGACAGTCTCTCCGACGACCAGCTCGCCAAAGTCCTTGGCGGAAGGGCCAACGCCCGAGCCTACGCGGACGGAGCCGACCTCAACCAGCTGGTTAACGCCCAACGCGGCATCCGCACCGCCCAGATCGACGGGCGGAACATCAAGTACACGACTGAGGGCACCACGCGCCACGGACTCGCCGCATCACGCATGATCGACTCCGGATACGCCAAGGAATTCGTCAAGAACGGCGGCCGGTACACAAAGGTCGACAGGCCGCGTCTCATGCCCGAGACTATTTACGCACGCTGCGGCGACGATCATGAGAAGGCCTTGGGCATGCTCTACAAGTACGGCTGGATCCTCTAGCCGAAATCGAATTTTTCACCGGCATCGCGATGGTGTCGGCGCCGGCACGCGATGTGACGGCCAAGGAAACCACAAGGAGAAAACACAATGCATAGGAAATGGTGGAATCTCATCCGCATCCGCACCATCGAGACCGGTGCCGAACCGGGCGGCGGAGAGCCGCCGCAGCCGGAGCCGCCGCAATCCGACCCACAGGCGAATACCGGCGGCGAAGGCGACGAGAAGCTCGGCGAACACGGCATGACCGCGCTCAAGAACGAGCGCCGGGCCAACAAGTCGCTGCGCGAACAGCTCGCCGCCGCGAACGCCAGAATCAAAGAGTTCGAGGATCGCGACAAGACCGACGCGGAAAAGGCCAGCGAGAGGATCGCCAGCCTGGAGAAGTCCAACACCGGCAATGCCGCGAAGGCACTGCGATACGAGGTCGCCGTCGACAAGCAATTGCCGAAGGTCTTGGCGGAACGTCTGCAGGGATCCACTCGCGAGGAGCTGGAAGCCGATGCGGACAGCCTGCTGAAGCTCGTCAGCGTGCAGAACAAGCCGAACGTCAAGCCCGACCCGAGCCAGGGCAAGGGCGGCGACCCGAAGCCGCACAGTCTCTCCGAAGCCATTTCCGCATATTACAAGTAACCGATTCCTTAGGAAGGAGACAACCTTATGGCTGTCACTCTCGCAGAGGCGAAGAACAACGCCCTCGAAGACTACGACCCTTTCGTCATCGACGAATTTCGAAAGTCCAGCGTCATCCTCGATTCCCTCATCTTCGATGATGCCGTGAACCCCGCAGGAGGCGGCGCGACGCTCGACTACTCCTACCGTCGGCAGGAGACCCAGCCCACCGCCGAATTCCGCGCCATCAACACGGAATACTCGCCGAGCACCACCACGACCAAGAAGTGCAGCACCACACTCGCCGTGCTCGGCGGCGCCTTCGAGATCGACCGAATCCTCGCGAACGTCGGCCCGAAGGGATCCGACGAGGTGACACGCAACATCAACGAGAAGGTGAAGGCCGCGATAACCCTGTTCCAGGATACCGTGATCAACGGCGACGTTGGCGTGAACGATAAGGCCTTCGACGGCCTGGACAAGGCGCTCACCGGCTCAAGCACCGAGATGAAGCCCACCTCCGGCACCTACGACTGGACCGACCTCGAAGGAGAGAAGGGCAACAAGGCCATCGACACGCTCGACGAGTTCCTCGACCTGCTTGACGGCACGCCGACCATCGTGGTCGGCAACAAGAAGGCCCTTGCCCGCGTCCGTGCCATGGTGCGCCGCACCAGCATGTACGTGCGCGAGCCGATCGATGGTCTCGCCAACGCGAACGGCCGTCCGATCAGCCGCGAATCCTATGGCGGCATCCTCTTCGCCGACGCCGGAGAGAAGGCCGGCAGCAACGATCCGATCATCCCCATCGCCACCGACGGCACCACCAGCCTGTACGCGTACCGCGTCGGCCTGGACGGCTTCTGCGGCATCACCACCACCGACGGCACCCTCGTGAAGACCTGGCTGCCTGACTTCACCCAGCCGGGCGCAGTGCATCGCGGCGAGGTCGAGCTTGGTCCGGTCGGCGTCGCATTGAAGGCCACCAAGGCCGCTGGCGTGCTCCGTAAGATCAAGGTCAGGTGATCATGATGTGGCGAATCGAAGCTCCGAATAATGAGTACAACGGCGTCACCGCCGGCGTGACCTTCGTCGGTGGCGTCGGTGAGACCGATGTGGATCCGTCCGACTATTTCCAGCGTCACGGCTACACAGTGGCCGAGGTGCAGGCCGACGAACCGAGCACGGTCGCCGACGCCGCGAAGCCGAAGAAGAAGACCAGTGAGAAGGATGGTGAATGATGAAGGAGACCAAGAACGGACGCCGCGAGAACGTGATCCCGGCAAGCGCGGTGTATGTGCCGCAGCCGGGCGGCGCAGCTAAGCCGCTCGATACGGTGCTGTCCGGCATGCCCGCCAAGCAGGCTGCTGCGGTGGGGAACGCCACCACAGGTCAGGAGATGGCCACCATCAACGCTTTGCTGGCCAGCCTGCGCAACGCCGGTATCATCGCGAAGTGATTCCATGACCTGGGCGCAAATCGACGATGTCGCGGTCGAACTCGGCCGCGACATCGCCTCCGACAGCACCGAAGGCAGGCAGATCGGGAAATGGCTCCGCCGCGCCGAAATGATGATCCGCAACCGCATCCCAGTGCTGGACGAATGGTGCATGGACGAGAGATATCAGGAGACCGTCATCGAGGTGGAATCCGCCGCCGTCGCACGCAAGGCGCTCAACCCGGAGGGCGTGAGCAGCACCATGCTGCAGATCGACGACGGTAACATGCAGACCAGCATCGACAGCTCGCGCAGTCGCGGCGAGATCTCCATCCTCGACGAGGAATGGGACATGCTGCTGAAACGTGTCAGCAGCGATCTCGCTACGGCGGTCATCGCTCCGGAACCCGTGGTCATCCCGCTGCCGCACTACCCCTACGACTACTGAGGAGGTTGACATGCCAAGCATGGCACCTCTCATCGGAGCCCTGCCGAAACTACGCCAGATGGCCGAAAGCCTCATGACCGACCAGTGCGTTGTCACCCGCCCCGGAGACACCACAACGGATTCGGACACGGGACTGCCGAACACCGGCAAGGAGAAGGTGTACGAAGGCAGCTGCAAGGTGCAGACCAGCGGCAGCCTCGCCAGCGAGCAGACCGAAGGCAGCGCGGCCCAAGCCATGGGCGCCGTCTCGTTGGTCTGGTCTTTGTACGTGCATTTTCCATATGGCACTCCGGGCCTTCGCGCCGGTGACGTGGTGGAAGTCACGGAATCCGCTAATCCGCTGCTCGCCGGCAGGCGGTTCAGGCTCGTCTCACCTCAAAGCGAGAAGACGCACGCCACCGCCTGCCGTTGGAATGTGAAGGAGGACTCATGAGCGGACTGTTCGACGCTTCGCAGTTGACGGCCTTCGGTGATGCGCTGCTCGCCAGGGGAGTGGCTCGCCGCGCCTTGATCTCCGCTTCGGTGAAGAAGGGCGCGCAGAACGTCAAGAACTCGATTCGCGACGACCTGAAAGGCTCAGGCAACAAGGCGTTCCGCAGCATTCCGATCACCTACACGGTGAGCGAGACGCCCGGACGCATTTCCGCCGAGATCGGCCCCACCAAGGGCGGAGCGGGTTCGCTCGCGAACATCGCGTTCTTCGGCACCGCGAAGGGCGGTGGAACGCACCGATTCTACGAGCATGGCGAGGAAGAATTGCCGAAGCTTGCGGAATACGTGGCGCGTGCCGCCGTGGAGGTGGTCTGAATGAAGTCGATCATGACGTTGACCGACACGATTCTCGACCATATTCCGAAGCCGGCGGCTGGCTGGGCCGTGTACCGGCAGACGGCGCCTAAGCCTACGGAGAAGCCGCCGTGGGTGATTGAGACGGTCACGACCAACGGTCATATCGTCGGCGAAACGCAGCAGGTGCATTGCGGCATCGGCACTTTGCTGGTGCGCATCGTGAGCACCACGGCCGATTCCGTCAACGTGCTGGCCGATGACCTCATGATTCCAGGACTTGCTGGCAAACGGTTCATCGCGCAGGGGTTCGACACCGGCTGTCTGACGCTGTTCTCCGATTCCGGCGCCTATGCCGCCGGACTTACCGCAGAGGACACGGCGCTGCTTTACCAGTGCCGTCTTCTGACTTTCAAATTCAACTGGTCACGCATGTGACCCCAAATATTTAAGGAGGAGTCATGGTTTTGACTCTGGGAACCGAAGTTCCTTCCACACCGGCGGACGGTCTGGTCAACACGATCTGGGTGCCGTCCATCAAAAACATCCAGAAGCCGACCGCTGCAGAGATCAACGCTGGAACCGACCTGTCCAACTACGTCACCTTAGGCGGGTGGAGCTGCACTCCGTCGCAGGAGTCCATCTCCGACCAGCGAGAGAACAGCGCGCAGGATTACGAGAATCCCGGACGCAAGAAGATCAGTGGCCCGAACGTCGAGGTCATCGACAACACCAACACGTCGCATTCCACGCAGAACGCGGCAATGGAGACTTTGATCGAGGGCGCGGAGGGCTATTTCGTGCGACGCTACGGCAAGCAGACGGATAAGACTTTTGTCGCCGGCGACATTGTGAACGTGTACGCGGTCCGCATCGGCATGAGCGCCAAGATGGCGATCGCCGCGAACAGCGTGCTGCGCAGCAAGGTCAATTTCTCCGTCCGCGCTCCCGGCTGGGCGGAGAACGTGAAGGTCGCCTGATTGATTCTTCCCGCACCGGACTTTCGTTCCCTTTCGCCGGTGCGGGACCCTCTTTTCTCTTTTCCGGCAAAGGAACATGAATATTAGAGCGAAGGAACAACAATGCTTAAAGTCGTCAGGCGCACGCGTGAGGTCGATGTCATCCTCAACCAGCAGACCGCCGAGGACATCGCCAGATTGGGTGATGCGCTGGCCGAGGAGACCACGCGCGAGCAAATCACGGAGGCTGGGACGAACCGGCAGGCGAAGGCCACCGCGCGGCGCATCGAAGAGCTGCGCGAACAGGCGGATGCGGAGACGTTGAAGCTTACGTTGCGGGCATTGCCGGTAAGCAAGTGGGCGCAGGCATTGGCCGCGCACCGCAATGACAACGGCACGAACGACATGTTCGGCACCGCCGCTGCGGCATTGCCTCTCATGCTTGATTCCGCGACCATCGGCGGCAAGCCGGTGGCCGACGAGGACAAGACCGAACAGGCGTGGCGCGGCCTGTTCGACGAATTGACGGATGGCCAGTTCACGCCGATCTGGCAGGCCATCGCGGAACTGAACGGCACCGCAGCGGACCCAAAAGCGGCATTCGACCTCGCCTCGCAGGTTCTCCGCAACTAGTCGAGGATCTTAAGATCTGCCGCCAGCTCGGCATCAGCTATAAGCGTTTCATGGGCTGGCGCCCGAGTGAGGGCGATGAGGTCGAATGGGATGAGACGGAACGCAATTGGATGCGCTCGTTGGCTGAATACGAACGGTCATTATGCCCCTTGTGCGGTTTGCCTCGCTCGATCTGCCAAGACCCGAAGGGTGAACTTACATTGCATGCCGAAACCAGCGTCTGCTGGGCCACTGCGCACATGCAGCAGGCCATGAAACGGTGGACTGATGCGAATGGCAGGGACAATCCGGCCGCGAACGCCTTGGTGGCGCATTTGACCTGACATTTTGGAGGATGCTTTGGCGGAGAACAAGAACATCGTCATCCGGTTGATGGCGGACACAGCCTCATATGAGGCGGCGATGACCCGCGCCGGAAGCACCGCGAAAACGGTTGCTTCGGGCATGGAGAACACCGGCCGCAAGTCCGCGCTCATCGCCAGCGGCATGACCGCCGCAGGGCTGGCCGTGGCCGCGTTCGGCGTGGCTGCGGTCAAGATGGCCGCAGACTTCGACCAGCAGATGAGCACCGTCCAGGCGAACACCGGCGCGACCAGCGCCCAAATGGACCAGCTGCGTGCCGCAGCAATCGAGGCAGGCGCGAGCACCGTCTATTCCGCTACGGATTCCGCCGATGCGATCAACGATCTCGGCAAGGCCGGCATGAGCGTCACGGACATTCTCACCGGCGGCTTGTCTGGCGCTTTGAATCTGGCCGCCTCCGACGGAATGGCCGTGGGGGATGCAGCCGAATACATGGCCAACGCGTTGAGCATGTTCCATCTGAAGGGCTCTCAGGCTTCCCAGGTGGCCGATACTTTGGCGGCTGGCGCAGGCAAGGCCGTCGGCAATGTCTCCGATTTCGGCGAGGCACTGAACAATTGCGGAGCGCAGGCGAACAGTTTCGGCATGAACGTGCAGGAGACCACCGGCGTACTGGCCCTGTTCGCCCAGAACGGCACCATCGGCGCCGAGGCCGGCACCCAGCTGAACAGCATGCTCATGAAACTGGCCGCTCCGAGCGCCGAAGCGTCCAACACGATGAAGGAACTCGGCATCAGCGCATATGACGCCCAACATCATTTCGTCGGCATGGCGAATTTCGCCGGCCAATTGCAGAAGGCCGAAAAGAACCTGACCGACGAGCAGCGCAATCAGGCGAACGCGACCATCTTCGGCAGCTATGCCATCAAGGCCGCGAATTATCTTTACGAGGCGGGCGAGTCCGGTGTCAACAAGTGGACGAAGGCCGTCTCCGAAAGCGGTTATGCCGCCGAGCAGGCCGCCGCGAAGAACAACAATCTCAAGGGTGATCTGGAGAATCTTGGCGGTTCGATGGAATCCCTGATGATTTCCGTCGGCGAGGGCGCTCAGGGGCCTTTGCGCAAGATGGTGCAGGGCTTGGATACGCTGGTTGACGCGTTCGCCGGTTTGCCATCCGGAGCGCAGCAGACGCTCGTGGTCATGGCGTCTCTGGCCGGCGTGTTCGGCGCGGTGCATAAGGCCGCAGGCAATCTCAACGGCAGCACCAGCACCATGGCCAACAACATCGGTCTGGCCATCGACCCGATCCAACGCGTCAAAACCGCTTTGGCGTCCGCGCAGACCGCATTCCAGATGTTCAAGGCATCTTCGATGAGCGCTTCCGAGCAGATGGAGGCGTTCGGCACGTCCGCTTCCAAGGCGCAGTTGAAGACCGCTGGTTTCAAGGCGATCGGCAGCAGTGTCATGAGCCTGCTTGGCGGCCCGTGGGGCATCGCCCTGACAGTGGCCGGAGCGGCGTTATCGGCGTTCATCAGCCACCAGCAGAAGGCCAAGGAAGCCACGGAGCAATTGCAGTCGGCTCTGGAATCCGGCAGCAACATCAGCGAAACAATCGCCTCAGCCTATCAGAAGATGAATTTCGCCGGCGCGGACATGACGCACTGGATGGGCGAGGCGAAAATCAGCCTGACCGACATGACCAGCGCCGCCATGGGCAACAAGGCCGCGACCGATAAGGTCAACGCCGCGCTGAAGGAATACGGCAAGCAAGGGCATTCGCAGATGGCCGTGGCCCAGAAGATGCGCGACAGCATCAAGGACGAGGCCAAGGCATATCAGGAAGCCAAGGAGCAGACCAAGCAGAAGACCGCCGCAACCAAGAACGCCGTGGATGCGGATGGCAAGTCCGCTTCGGCAGCGAAGGAAGCTGCCGGCGCGAACAAAGAGCTTGGCTCTTCGGCTTCGGATGCGTCAAGCCAAATCGATGATCTTGTCCAGGCGTTGTTTGGTTTGGAGTCGGGCAACCTGACTGCGGACCAGGCGGTCGACCAACTGAATCAGAAGATCGGCGAACTGTCCGACACCTGCAAGGACAATGGCGTCGTCTTCGACCAGAGCGGGAATCTGCTTGACAGGTTTTCAGAGCAGGGCACCAAGACCAAGCAGGCGTTGGAGGACATCGCCAGCAGCGCCCAGAACGCTGCGGAAAAGATTCTCAAGCAGGGCGAGAGCACCGGTTTCAGCAGCGGCGAGATCGAGCGTGCGAACGGCGTGCTGCAGGATGCTCGTGACGCGATCATTCGGCAGGCCGAAGCCTCCGGCATGAGCGAACAGGCCGCTAACGCCTTGGCAGACCGTTGGGGACTGAGTTCGGACAGCATCAAGGCTTCCATCGACAACATCAAGAAGACCGCCGACAACAACAAGGCGAAGCTTGACGTTGACGATTCCAAGGCCAAGAAGAAGACCAAGACCGCCGAGACCAACGTCGACAAATTCAATAAGAAGATCGCCAGGGCCAAGCTCGAAGCCGAAGACAAGAAGGCCACCGCCAGCGCCAAGAAGGCGCAGAAGATGATGCAGACCTTCAACAAGACCCACGTCAAGGCCACACTGGATGCGACCGACAAGGCGTCCAAGAAAGCCAAGACCGCCTCCGCGAACGTCAACAAGTTCAACGGCAAGAAGTCCACAGCCAAGCTCGACGCGAAGGATGACGCCTCGCCGAAGGTCGACAAGGCCAACTCCAAGAAGCTGACCAACAAGCGCAACACGCTCAACTCGACCGACATCGCGTCGCAGATAGTGAAACGTGCGAACGCGCAGAAGCTGGCGAACAAGAAGAACACCTTGGATTCGACCGACAAGGCCGGACCGAAGGTCGATGCCGTCAACGCGAAGAAGCTCAAGGACAAGAAGTCCACAGCCTCGGTCAACGACCAGGCCACGCCGGTGCTCCAGTCCATCAACAACTTCAAGATCGCGGACAAGAGCTTCACCGTCACGGAAAAAACGAAGAAGGAGGGTGGCTACACCGGTGGAATGTTCGCCGATGGCCACTTCCAGCAGTTCGCAGGCGGCGGCATGTTCTCCGGCTACGTGGATCCGGCGTGGGCGCCCGGCAACGGGTTGAGCGACAGCGTGTATCTGCTCAACGCTCGTCTCACCGCGGGCGAGTTCACGCACAATGCCGCGGCCACGGCCTATTACGGCGTCGATAACATGCGCCTGCTGAACGAGCGGAAGATTCCACGCGAAGTGTTTGCCACAGCCAATCAGATGACAGGCAATCAGGTCAGCATACAGGTTGATACCGCTTCCGTAGTGGCGGCGATAACCAGCCTGCACAATGATCTTGGCGCGATTATCAGCGCCGCGTCCGATGATTCGACGGTCAGCGACCGTGACTTGGGGAGGTTGATCCGCAAATATGCGCGAGCTTAAATACACGTCGCATGATGGCACGGTCATCGACCTCAACGACGATGATCTGTGGGTGGCTGACCTGCAGGAAATGCGCGGATACGCATGGACGTACACGCTGGCCACCCGCGGCATCAAATCGGTGAGCAGAAACGCTTCGACGGCGAAAATGACCGTCCGCACCAAAACGCCAGCCGCATTGGATGCCGCTCAGACGGCTTTCGATTCGGACGTGCAGGCCGTTACGCCAGGCATGTTGACCGTCGATGGCGAATGGTTCCAGCGGGCGTATGTCGTCGGTTCTTCACTCGGTCTGGTGCCATGGCCGGAATACGCGCAAGTCGATTACACGATTGTCCTTTGCGATGGCGTCTGGCGTCGCGCGCTGCCGGTGCAGCATTTCTTTCCGATGACGGCAGGCACCGGCTCGCAGATTGACCTTCCACTGGACTTGCCGACCGATTTGGCTCCGTCGAAAATCGCCTTGACGGTGCATAATCCGACAGGCAAGGCCGCTGAGTTCACTGCGGTCATTTTCGGCCCTTGCGTCAACCCGTCTTTCCAGATTGGCGGCAACACTTACGCGGTTGATGTGACAGTGCCGGAAGGCGGTCATGTGTCATTATCGGCCACTGGATTACGGAAGACGATAACGCTGACAGCCGAAAACGGCGACGTTTCGGATGTTTTCGACAAGGGCGTTCGCGGCAACGGCAGCGGAAGCGGCTCATATGTTTTCGAGCCGATACCGGCCGGAGATTCGCTATTGACGGTATCCGGCAATTATGGCATCGACTTGACCATGTTTGACGTCTCAGGAGGTGTGCCATGGCTGACGTTATCATCGCAGACGGCAAGCTGACGCCACATGCGAGCGTATCGCAGGTGACGTTGGATTGGGCTTGCGGCACGGACGAAAACGACTTCGAACTGACCATCGACGATCCGGATGCGCCGGAAATCGAACATGGCTGGTATTTCTGGCTTGACGGCAGTGACGTGGGCGGACGGATCATCGACCGTCGTGTAACTGTTTCCGGTGGCGTGTCCACGACCACGTGGATCGGCCAATCGTGGACCGGCATGTTGGCGGCGAAGATATTGCAGCCGGACGCGAATCAGGATTACCTGACCGTCTCCGGCAAGCTGCCTGACATCCTCAAAAACCTTTTGAAGCGCATCGGTTTGGATACGGTTTTCACTGTCGATTCCTCCGATGCTTCCACTTTGTCTAATTGGATGTTTCAGAATCCACGTTATGTGGACGCCTACACCGGCTTGCGCACATTGCTTGCGTCATGTGGCCGCAGGCTTGATTTCAAAGCGTCCGGCAACAAGATCCTGCTTGGCATCGTGCCGGTGCAGACCATCGCGAACACGATCGATTCCGACCTTGTGGATTTCAAGGCCGAAACCAACCGTCGCGCGGTGAATCATCTCATCGGCCTTGGCTCGCAGGAGCTCAAGAACCGTCTGGTGGTCAATTATTTCGCCGATGCAACCGGCGTGGTGAGTCAGACGCAGACGCTCCTTGGCGCTGATGAGGTATGCGCCACATACGACTATTCCAACGCGGATTTGGGCACGCTGCAATCCGAGACGAAGAAGCATCTGCAGGAATTGCAGACCGGTGGTTCGGTCGAGGTGACGTTGTCCGATGAGGTCGGCGACGGTCTGCGTGTGGATGACAAGATTGTTGCGACGGATCAGACTTCCGGCGTCAACGTCACCGCCGTGGTGACGAAACGGATCGTGAAAATCGATTCCGGGATTTTGACTTCGACGTTCGAGGTCGGACTGCCTGTACAGTCGGCGAACGCGAACTATTCCGGGTCTTCCTCTTCCTCTTCGTCTTCTGGTTCGGCTGGCGGTGGCGTGTCTTTGACGGCTGGCCGTGGCCTGTCGATTTCAGGCGGCACGATCACGGCGGAAGTCGCTTCCGAGGATTTGGAATCCGTCAGGCAGGTCGCCGAGTCAGCGAACAAGACGGCTTCCGGTTTCGCGGCGCAGATCGGCAAGGCGAATCAGACCGCCGAGGATGCGAAGAACGTCGCCGATGCGGCCAAGACCGTGGCCGACAATGCCAAATCGGGCATGATGACCGATTCCGAACGGTCGAAGCTCGCTTCGGTCGAACGGGGCGCGAACGCCTACACGCTGCCGAAAGCGTCCACGGACGTGCTTGGTGGCGTGAGGGTGGACGGTTCCTCGATCGTGAGCGTTGACGGTGTCATCAGCGCCCACGTCGGCGACGGCGCTTCCGGGAAGGCCGTGTTCCCAATCGGATACGTGATCCAGAACACGACGGGCATCGACCCCTCCGTGGATTTCGGCGGGACTTGGCGGCAGTTGCCTTCGCTTGGTTGTTTCACTTTTGAAAGGATTGGCTAGTGAAATCTGACGGTTACTCGAAGTATGTATGCGACAAGTGCGGCAAGACCGCTTATGTCGCCGCTGGCGATACGGAGGCGCGTGAATGGTTCACCGTGCGCCGCTATTCGGCTGGCAAGGCGACCCGCATCGCGGATGACGTGACGCCCGACATTTACGAATTGTGCTCCAAATGCAATACGTCTTTCATGGCGTTCATGCAGCAGGATGACGCTTCGTTTGAAGCATGGTTGAAGGAGGTTGGACAGTGACCATCGAACTGGTTGACGGCAAGGCCGGAGTTGCACACATCTCAAGCGAGGACAAGGCGATCATCCATCAGGCCAAGTTCTCGAAGTCCGACGTGGTGTACGAATGGGGCGACGCTTTCAAATGCTCGATGAGTTCGTCCAACAGGGCGACGGTCGGCACCGGCTGCGCGTCGATTCAAGGCTTGGACTGGCATATCACGTCGGCGGAATCGGTGACGATCTCCAACGGGTCGCAGGGAATGAAACGCAATGACATCATCTGCGCACACTACCATCGAGATTCCAAGACCGGTAATGAGAATGTGGCATTGACCGTGTTGAAGGGTTCTCCGAATGCGGCTGCCGCCGCTGATCCGACCATTCCGTCAGGGAAGATATTGTCCGGCGCGGTTGACGCATACATGCCTTTGTGGCGTATCCCGCTTGACGGCATCACGGTCGGTACGCCGGTGCGCCTGTTCACGCCGAGAGGGGCTTTGTGGGATTCCGTAACCCAGCGATGGAAGCCGCCGTATACGAACGACAGCCTCACTCTGTGTCGCGTCGGACGCGTCGTCACGATCAACGGCAACGGCAAGTTCACCGGCAGTGGACAGCAGAACTACTCGACGGCGGTTGAGACCATCCCAGAAGCGTTTCGTCCGCTCGCCGACATGAGCATCATCGCGTTCCCGTCCTGCGGTTTCAGCCTGCTTGTCATGCGTGATGGGAAGGTGCAGATGCTTGGCGACCCGAAATCCGCTTACTCCACGGCGCACGGCTGTTGGATGGCGGAATAGTTTTCCGTAACCCTGTACGACGCGAAGGGCTTCACGGTCATCCGCACCGGCATGATGATGCTCGTCAAATACTCCGGCAATATCGGTAATGGCAGTTGGGATTCAGTGCAATGCGAATACGTGCTGCCCGTCGAACTGCGCCCTCCGGTCGAAGTCAATGCGATGGTGTGCGTATCGAACGGGCAGACGGCGAGGATGCTCATCGTCAATCCGAACGGCACCATCCGATGTGCGAACATGGGAGCCGCGGGCAGCAATCAGGGTTGCGTCGGCTCGCTCTGCTATCCGATCTCATGAGGATAGTTTTCCGTAACCCAGTCGGGTGAATGGGTCGTAGTCGCGCGCCCTAGAGGCTATGACGCCTACTCCGTCGCAAGCATGGTTTTCAAACCGAATACGAACACGTCAATAGACATCAAGCTGCCGATCGATGCGGCAAACTGGGATTCATACTCCGTCGAATTACAGTTGATGAACGACGCTAAAAACAAAGTGCCGTCGTTCAACAACATCTCGATGATCACGAACAGTCATTCGGCAAAAGGATTTCAGCTTGTCGCATGGAACGCCAGCGGCACGTCGCTGAGCTATCGCATCGC